TGACGTGTAATATCTCCGTACATTACAGGCACACGGACTATTTTGTCGTCGCCGTCCTTGTAAGAAAAATTACTGAATAGTCTTACAAGTTGTGTAAGATATCTTCTAATCTGTCCGTCATAAAAATGTTGCATTAATCTTTACCCTTACACGATTTACATTGACAATCTCTAATAAAGAAATGTACAATAGCCATTGTAAACCACATCCATGTCATTTCGCCAATTCCAAGTAGTGTATTACTGTGAGCAAAGTGCATAGTGTGATCCATTGCCGCGCCAGCACCCATTGACATTGGCATCATATCTAGGAAGAAAAAATAAATTCCTAAAATTAAAAATATTAATCCTGCAAATTTATGTCTCATGTATTATCTGCCTTTGCTTTTAGTGCTTGACTTAATCCTTGTCTTTCTTTCACAGTATCGCCTCCAATTTTAGCTTCATTTGTGTTATTTACAAATGTTCCTTTTTGTGTTTGTTTAGTGTCTGTATTTGACAATGACATTCTTACATTATCTTCCATTTTAACCCATCTTCTTCCATCATATCTAAATAATCTATTTGGAAACATATCAACTCTTAAAAAATAATCACCTTCAACTTGCGAAGTTGGAAAACCTATGCCACTTCCAAATGCTTCACCGTTTGGTGCTAGTCCGTCTCCAATAATATAGCCCTGATAACCTTCACGTTCTGGTGTTTGATTTACTCTATCTGCTAATTCATTTTGTGTGCTTGCATCAAGTTCGCTACTATCTGTAGTAACAAGTTCAGGCACACCTCTATCATCTACTTGCAATGTATACAAGTGACTTGTATCATATCCTGATTTAGGAGCATCTGCTTCAGCTTGAGCAATTACAGCATTGTTGACTTGCATTTCTGCTTCGTATGTACTTAGAACATCACGTAAAGTTTGTGAACTTCCTTCTTGTGCAGGTAAATCAAGAATTTCTTTAAACTCTTGACTGTCTACAATCTGCTTCATTTTTATTCTATATAAGTGCGGATACCAAGTTTGTGAAAATCCTTCACTAGCTCTGTTAACATCTTCTACTACATAAAAACGCTTTAATGCTACACTAAAATCATTCAGTGCATTTTCATCTTTTAAGTGTGGAAGCTCTATTACATCACCAGACATAATTTTACGTCCAAGTGTTTTGACACTATAATTTATAGGTATCGTCATAAAAATAATGTCATTCTGTAAAAATAAACCAAATTGGCTCATATCGAAATCTACATCTGAGACATTGTATATGCCACGCATTGTATAAATGTCTGGATCATACTTACGATCTCTATTTTCCATAAACAGCATGTCTTGTATGTTTGTTTCAGCAACAGCATTATAAGCAGGCTGATCAGCAGTAGCTTCTTCTTCGCTAGGATTTCTAGGGCCTAAGTACTTGTGTACAAAGACGTCGGTACCACCAACTGTAAACATCTCGGTGATCTGTTTGTCTAAAAACGTGTAATCTTTCCCTCTTTCGGGTTTGTATAAACTGAGTCTCGGCATAGTAATAGTATTTATCGTTCGCATAAATACATTGTACGGAGAAGATACATGTCAACAAATATTAATACAAAAAAACAAGAAGTTTACAAATACGTAGAATTAAGCCTTGGTGGAGGTATGGTTGACGTTGAGCTTGATCCCGAACACTATGAAAGTGCTCTACATACAGCATTAACTAAATTTAGACAACGCAGTGAAAATAGTGTTGAAGAATCATACATCTTTTTACCTACAGTAATTGATCAAAACGATTATGTACTTCCTTCAGAAGTAATGGAAGTTCGCAAAATTTTCCGTAGATCAATAGGATCGCGTACAGGCGGCGGAGATGGCGGAACATTATTTGAGCCATTTAACCTAGCCTATACAAATACCTACTTATTAGCTAGTAGCAACATGGGCGGATTAGCAACATATAATGCGTTTGCAGGCTATCAAGAATTAGTTGGTAGAATGTTTGGTAGTTTTATTGAATTTAAATGGAATAGAGCTACAAAAAAATTAACTATGTTACAGCGTCCTAGAGCCGAAGAAGAAATTTTACTCTATTGCTACAATCATAGACCAGACTTTGAACTATTAGATGACTATATGGCTGTGCAATGGATAAAAGATTATACACTTGCAAAGTGCAAATATATACTAGGTGAAGCACGTAGTAAGTTTGCAACTATTGCTGGTCCACAAGGTGGTTCAACTCTTAACGGAGATGCCCTAAAAACTGAAGCACAAGCTGAAATGGAAAAGTTAGAAGCTGATGTAGCACTTGCAGTAGCAGGCGGCGTAGGATACGGCTTCACAATTGGTTAAAAAACACTTGACTTCTACTAAATTATAAAGTATACTATACATTATAACTTAGGAGATCAACTTGATAATTGGAATTTGTGGCTTAATTGGTTCTGGTAAAGGCACAGTAGCAGACGTTCTAGTAGAAGAACATAAGTTTGAAAAAATATCATTTGCAGATAAACTTAAAGATGCAGTAAGTATACTGTTTGATTGGCCTCGAGATATGCTTGAAGGCGAAACACCCGATAGTCGTTTTTGGAGAGAACAAGAAGATAAGTTTTGGACAGAAGAAACTGGTCGTTCTGTAACCCCAAGATTAGTACTCCAAGAGTTTGGTACAGATTGTATGCGTAATGGATTCTATGATGGTGTATGGGTTAGCTTTGTAAAGAAGAAAATTATAGACAATCCGGATCAAAACTTTGTTATTCCTGATGTACGTTTTGAGAATGAAGTAGAAGTAATCAAAGGTATGGGAGGAAAAGTATGGTGTGTAAAGCGTGGTCCAGATCCTTTATGGTTTAGACAATATCAAGACTTAGGATTAGAACCTACTGATGTACATCCAAGTGAATGGCGCTGGGCTAATGCACAATTTGATTTTAATATCTATAATGAAGGTACAATTGACGATCTTAAAAGTCAGGTAAAAGGTCGCCTTGCTTCTGCATAATACGTTGGCAGTTTGCACATATAGTTTTTAGGTTACTACGTAAGGTATTATTTAAATCACCATCTACATGGTACACATTAAACTGTTCTTTATGATTACTTTTGTAATTACATTTTTCACAAATTTCTAGCTGTCTATAACCTGCACGATACCACTTAGGTATGCCATGTCCTTTACCGTTATGTAAGCAAGTTTCACATTGTTTGCGGTAGTATGTTTTATTTGCTTTTTTATAATTTACAGCGGCCGGTCTTTGCTTGCAATATTCGCATAGTGGTCTCATACTGTATTTAGCTACCCTTTGTGGCCCCTTTTTATTGGGCTTTTGTAAGATGTTTTTGAAGAAATCATATAAATACTTTTAACAGTTGTTATAACAGGAGAACTTAAATGGCTTTAATATCACCAGGTGTACAAGTTAGCGTAATTGACGAGAGTTTTTACACACCAGCAGAACCAGGTACTACTCCAATGTTATTTGTTGCGTCTAAACAAGACAAAGCAAATGCTTCAGGAACAGGTACAGCAAGAGGTACTACAAAGGCAAATGCCGGAGTACCATTTTTAATTACATCACAAAGAGATTTAGCAGACACGTTCGGCGATCCACACTTCCAAACAGATGCAAGCAATAATCCAGTAAACGGCGGAGAGCTTAATGAATACGGATTGCAAGCGGCTTACTCCTATTTGGGTGTTAGCAATAGAGCATTTGTAGTAAGAGCAGATGTTGATCTAAACGAACTAAGTCCAAGTGCAAACGCACCAGCGGCAAATCCAGCAAATGGAACGTACTGGTTTGATACAGCATTAACAAAATTTGGAATATTTGAGTGGAACGGAAACGCGGTTACTGTTACTGGTGGACAGTCATTTACTAATAAAGTTCCTCTTACTATTACATCTAAAACACAATTAGTTGGTGAATCAGCAACAGGCATTCCTAAAGGTTCAGTTGGACAAGTAGGTGACTATGCTGTAGTAACAACAACTACTCTTAACAAGTTGTACTACAAAAACTCTACAGGTGCATGGGTTAAAGTAGGATCAGCTGATTGGGTATCAAGTTGGCCAACTGTAACAGGTACTAAAACTACTGCTCATACATCAGGTCAAACTATTTCTATTAACGGCACAACTGTAACATCAAACAACACAACAATTTCAGCTTTTGCGGCAGTAATTAATGGTGCAGGTATAACAGGTGTAAGTGCAAGTGTAGTTGATGGTAAACTAAATTTACTTGGTGACGGTACAAACACAGTTGACGGAACTACAGATGATGACGGTGCAATTAGATTAGCGGCAGGTGGATCAGGTACATTACTTGCAGACCTAGGACTAACAGCAGGTGATTATTATTCACCAGCACTAGAAATTGCTCCACATACAGCAGTTCCAGCATTTAAAACAGCTGATACTAAATCAAGACCTACAGGAAGTGTTTGGTTCAAAACAACTGACGCTAACTTAGGTGTACAAGTTAAAGTTAAGAAATTTAACGGAACTACAAAACTTTGGGAAGACAATCCAGCTCCAGTATATAAGTCAAATGTTGAAGCATTATTCAACTTAGATAAATCAACAGGTGGTTTGGGTCTTGCATTAGGTTCATTATATGTGAAGGCACATGTTTCAGAAGCAGAAAATGAAGAATTTGATTTTACAATTTTTGCAAGAAACAGTTCAACTTCAACTAAAGTTACATCAAGTGTAGTAGCTACACAGTTAAGCAGTCAGTCATACGGATTTACAATAAGAGAAAGTATTGTAGGACAAGCGGCTATGGGAACAGGTCAAGCATTAAGCGTAACAGCAACTGGTGCGGCAAGTGATGCAGACTTAATTGCTAATGCAATTAATGCGGCAGGCTTTACTAACGTTGTTGCAAGTGTTGATGCAAGTAACAGAGTTGTTATTGAACATAACGATGGCGGAGAAATCCACATTAAAGATACAAATGGTGCATTAGGCTTAATTGGCTTTACAGCATTTAACTACACAACAAAAGTAGGTACTGCAAACTTATATGCGGCACCAACAGGTGATGCAACTTATGACTTCCACGCTTCAAACTGGAAGATCCTAACACAAACTGCAAGTGCAGATGCTCCAACAGCATTAACAACTGATGGCGCATTATGGTACAACAGTATTGTTGACGAAGTTGATATTATGGTACACAACGGTACTACATGGAAAGGTTACCAGAATGTTTATGGTTCAGCTGATCCTTTAGGACCAATTGTTAGTGCAACACAACCAACTACACAACAAGATGGTTCATCTGCACTAGTTACAGGTGACATTTGGGTATCAACAGCAGACTTAGAAAACTATCCACAAGTACACAAATATAATTCAGACTTAGCAAAATGGATTGCACTAGATGAAGGCGATCAAACATCAGAAGATGGTATTTTGTTTGCTGATGCACGTTATGGTACAAGTGGTGGAACAGCTACAGAAGCACCAAGCGGAACTATTCCACAGTTACTTGTTAGTGATCACTTAGACACTGACGCTCCAGATCCAGCATTATATCCAAAAGGTATGTTGCTATGGAA